CAACCTGGACGGAAGCCGCCGGTTCACATCGGCGCTGTTCGCGGTGGCGCGAAAGAACGCCAAGTCCACCTTGGCCGCGGCGATCCTGCTGTACTGCCAGTGCTGCGAAGAAGAAGAGGGCGCCCAGATCATCTCGGCCGCCACAACCGGCAGCCAGGCGCGAATCATCTTCAACGTCGCCAAACGGATGACGGAAAAAACCCCGGACCTGCAGGAGGCGTTCGGGCTGGCCTGCTGGGCCAATGCCATCAGCCGTGTGGAGACTGGGGCGAGCTTCAAGCCCATCAATGCGAAGGCGAGCACGCAGGATGGCCTGAACCCATCGCACGTGGGCTTGGATGAGATCCACGCGCACAAGTCAGCCGACCTGCTGAACGTGCTTACCTCCGCCGCAGGCGCGCGGAGCAACCCGCTGTGGCTTTACACCACAACGGAGGGATATACGAACCCGGGACCATGGGCGGAAATCCGACAGTTCGCCAAGCAGGTGCTTCAGGGCATCCTGGGTGAGTCGGCCGACCACTTCCTAGTGGTGTTCTTTGCGGTGGACGACGAGGACGACGAGTTCGACGAATCGGCGTGGCCTAAGGCCAATCCGCTGATGGACGCCAACCCGCACCTGCTGAAGGCCATCCGGAAGGAGGCCGTCGAGGCGCGGCAGATGCCTTCCAAGCTGGCCGAATTCAAGATCAAACGACTCAACCGGCCGGCGTCGTCGGCGACCGGGTGGGTTGACCTGACGAAGTGGCAACGGTGCAGCGGCAAGGTAGATCTGGACTGGCTCGCAGGGCACCCCTGTTGGGGCGCCTTGGACTTGGCCAGCACCTTGGACCTTACGTCCTGGCGGCTGGTATGGAAGGTAGACGGGGTCTATTACACGTGGGGCCGACGCTTTGTCCCGTCGGATGCCATTCGCGCGCGTACCGAGCGCGGGGTCGTGCCTTACGCCGGCTGGGTGGCGGCGGGGCTGATCGAAGTCACAGAGGGAGAGGTCACAGACTACGCAGTAGTGGAGAGTCGCATTCGGGAGGACATCAAACGGTTCAATCCACGGGCTATCGGGTACGACCGGTGGAACGCCCAGGAGATCAGCCAGCGACTGCTGGCTGACGGCCACCCGCTGATCGAATTCAACCAGACCACCAAGAACTACCACCCGGCGATGCAGGAGCTGGAGCGGGCCTACATCAGCAAGAGCATCCAACATGGAAACGACCCAGTGCTGAACTGGTGCGCTTCCAACCTGATTGCCGTGAAGGACGGGAACCTCAACATGAAGCCTGACAAGAAGCGCTCGCCGGACAAGATTGACGACATGGCAACGCTGCTGATGGGGATCGGCCTGTCAATGCCGACCGGCGAGGACGAGGGCGACATGGATGGTTTCCTGTCCGCCCCGATCAGGAGCCAAGCATGACGGCGGTGGTGTTGAAACAACCGGGTCGGATCGCGAGCGCTGTCCGGGCGTGGCTAGGGATCCCTCTTGCGCTTACCGATGAGGCAGGCTGGTCGGCCGTCACCGGTGCGCGCGGGCCTGCAGGGGTGACGGTTACGCCTGCGACCGCGATGCAGGTTTCTGCCGTATGGGCTTGCGTCCGCCTGATCTCCGAGACGATAGCTACGTTGCCGCTGGGGATGTACGAGCGCTCCGCGAGCGGCAAGCGGCCGGCTCCGCAGCATCCTCTGCACTTCGTGATCCGCGACCAGCCCAATGCCGACTCGGCCGCGTCCGTCTACTGGGAGGCCACCGTTGCTGCGATGCTGCTGCGGGGCGCCGGGCGCGCCGAGAAACTGATGATTGGCGGCCGGGTGGTTGGCCTGCAGTTCCTCAATCCAGATCGTCTGTTGGTGTCTCGCGGGTCCGATGGCAAGAAGGAGTGGCGCTACACCGGCGAGGACGGCCGCCAGCGGGTTATTCCACGCGAGCGGATCTGGGAGATCCCGGGCTTCACCCTGGACGGAAGAACGGGCGTTTCGGTGATCGCGTACGGCGCGCACGTGTTCGGCGGTGCCATCGCTGCTGACCGGGCGGCGGCCCGGACCTTCAGCAACGGCATGCTGCAAACCGTCTACTACAAGATCGCGGCCTTCCTGAAGCCCAATCAGCGTGACGAATTTCGACAGAACGTCCTCGGCTCCGTCGAGCGCGGCGAAACGCCGCTGCTGGAGGGCGGCACCGACGTCGGGACCATCGGGATTAATCCGGCCGACTCGCAGCTGCTGGAATCGCGTGGCTTCAGCGTAGAGGAAGTCTGCCGCTGGTTCCGCGTGCCGCCGTGGATGGTCGGGCACACCGAGAAGTCCAGTAGCTGGGGCACCGGCATCGAGCAGCAGATGATCGGGTTCCTGACCTTCACGCTGGCGCCGTGGCTCAAGCGTATCGAACAGGCAATCGCGAAGGATCTGATGACGCCCGCAGACCGGGCGCGCTTCTACCCGAAGTTCTCGGTGGAAGGGCTTTTGCGGGCCGATAGCGCCGGTCGCGCAGCGTTCTACACCGCCATGGTCAACAACGGCGTGCTGACGCGCGACGAAGTGCGTGAGCTCGAGGATCGCGAGCCAATGGGCGGCAATGCTGCGGTGCTGACCGTGCAGAGCGCCATGACCACGCTGGATAGCCTCGGGCAGGCGTCCGAGTCCAACCAGGCCCGGGCCGCGATGCGCGCGTTCCTGGGATTCCAAGACGAGCCACAGAAGGACTGACCCCATGACTATCAAGAAGCTGCCGGGTGCACCGGAGGGCAGGGTGTGCGCGGGTGTTAGCAGCCAGATTCAGCCCCGTGCGCTGGACCGCTGGAACCCGGGCGTGCGCGCCGCCGCAAATGATGATGCTGATCGCTCGATCAGCGTGTACGACGTGATCGGGCAGGACTACTGGACGGGTGAGGGCGTCACCGCCAAGCGGGTCGCCGGCGCACTGCGCAGCCTCGGTAAGGGCCCGGTTATCGTGAACATCAACAGCCCAGGCGGGGACATGTTCGAGGGCCTGGCCATCTACAACCTGCTGCGCGAGCACGACGGCGAGGTAACCGTTAAGGTGCTGGGCCTTGCGGCGTCGGCGGCCTCGGTGATCGCGATGGCCGGCGATACCGTGCAGATCGCCCGGGCTGGCTTCCTGATGATCCACAACGCGTGGGTGGTCGCCGCCGGCAACCGCAATGACCTGCGCGAATACGCCGAGACGCTGGAGCCCTTCGACCGGGCCATGGCCGACATCTACGCAGCGCGTACCGGCCAGGACCAGAAGGCGATGGCGAAGCTGATGGACGCCGAGACCTGGATCGCAGGTAGCGACGCGATTGAGGGCGGCTTCGCCGACGAGCTGCTGCCTACCGACCAGGTTGAACGCGGTGCCGGCAAGACCAGCGCTTCTGCGGTGCGGCGGATCGAATCGGCACTGCGCGCGTCCGGCATGCCGAAGTCCGAAGCCATGCAGCTGATCAGTGAACTCAAGTCCAGCGCGGGCGATCCCGCTGGCGGCGGTGCGGGCGATCCCACCGATCACGGCCAGGAAACCCCTGCCGTCGCACCAACCGAGGCCGACTACCTGGCCGCGCTCAAGTCGTTTTCCATTCCCAACCGCTGAGGTAAACCCATGAAGAACAAGTACATCCTGGCCGCCGTGGTCACCACGCTGGCGCTGCTGGTCATTTCCGCAGACGCGGTCGCCGGCACCCACCTGCTGTCCACCCTGTTCACCAGCCCAGAAGGTGCGCTCATGGCGCCGGTGATGGCGGCGGCGCTGCCCGATGCCATCAAGGCAGAGCTGGAAAAGATCAGTGACCAGATCAAGTCGCAGGCCGAGACCGCCGAGAAGGAAATCAAGGCGCACGCCAGGCTCACCGATGAAACCCGGGCCAACGTCGACAAGCTGCTGACCGAGCAGGGCGCCCTGCAGGCGCGTCTGCAGTCGGCCGAGCAACTGGTGGCCAAGCTGGAGCAGGGCGGCGGCCAGTACGCCTCGCCGCAGTCCATGGGCGAGCAGCTGGCCTCCAACGAGGACTTCCAGGCGTGGGCCGCCCGTGCCGCCAGCGGCGGCGGTAGCAAGTTCAACATGGATGTCAAGGCAGTCGTCACCAGCGACGGCGCGTCGGCCGGTGACCTGATCGTGCCGCAGCGCCGGGAAGGCATCATCGCCCCGGGCCTGCGCCGCCTGACCATCCGTGACCTGCTGAATGTGGTGCCGACCAGCTCCAACGCCATCCAGTACGTGCGCGAGACCGGCTATACCAACAACGCGGACGTGGTGGCAGAAAACCCGACCGGCCTGAAGCCCGAATCGAACCTGACGTTCGAAGCTGACCAGGCGGCGGTGACCACCATTGCGCACTGGATCCACGCCTCTCGCCAAGTGCTGGCCGATATCCCGACGCTCCGCGGCTACATCGACGGCCGCCTGCGCTACGGCCTGAAGCTCAAGGAAGAAACCCAGCTTCTCAAGGGCTCCGGTGTCGGCCTGAACATCGACGGCCTCTACACCCAGGCCCGCGCGTACGCCAACCCGGGCGTCACCGTCCAGAACGAAACCCGCATCGACCGCCTGCGTCTGGCGCTCCTGCAGGTCGAGCTGGCCGAAGCCTGGGCCGACGGCATCGTCATCA